GTAGCTATCTTATGAGCCAGTTCTGCCTTTTTATCTGCATCTGGAATGAACTTATCTAGTAGTCCAGTAACTGGACCTATTAACGCTTGTAACATTATTTAACTCCGTTCTTTGCCATGTAAGCTGATGTCCCCATGTATGTACCGACAATGCCAGCGCCTGAAATGTAGAAAAGTGACGATATTTCAGCCAGTGCTTCTACTCTAGGAATAGGTACTATAAACATTGCAGCCGTAAAAACTCCCATACCTATAAGAGTGTATCTAGCCATGCGTAATTGTGCAAGATTTTTGCGTAATTTTGTCTCTGTCTCCTTGATCTCTTTAGCTCTCTGAAGCTCCTCGTCAGTGATCGTATCATCTCCATCAAGATCATATTCATTTAAGATAGAGTCTTTTTGTAATCTTTTCTGTGTCATTTGTTTTTCACTGCATTATTCAAAGAGTTAATTACATCATCAATATTTGGCTCTTTACCCCAAGGATTGTATACACATTTGTACTGTTTAGGACACCAACTCTCAATCATCATCTCATATGTCTTATTATTTCCTATGTAAACACAAGCCATCATACCAGTCTTTGATTTTATCCTTTTTTTTAATCTACAAGTTGTATACTTTTTTTTTTAATTTTACCTTGATGTATTTTCTGTTGCCTAGTGTAATCTTTTGGTTTGTATTCGTATGCCTTTGCTTGTTTTATCCACACTCCAGCAATTGCCACCACAAACCCACCTATTATAGCTATAACAATAAACCAAGTTATTGCCTCACCTATTTGTCTTTGTAACTGTTGTTGTTTATATACAGTTTGCTGACGTTCTTTTCTAATCTGTCCTTCCATAGCAAGAAGCTCTTCATAAGCTCCAGGTCCATGAGTAAGATTTAGAAATGTCTTGAGTTCATACCTCTGTTCCTCAAGTTTCTTCTTGGCAGCAAAAGCAGAGAGAGCTGCTTCCTCAATAGATCCAGCTTTAAACAACTTACCAAACAGTGGAGGGTTCTTCGCTTGTTTTTCAGCATTATCAACATCAGATACAGCTCCCATCCAACGTCCGATATCTCCAGACATCTGTTCTATGTCACGACCTGCAGCGAATCCAGCCTTGATGGCACTAAATGCTTTTGACGCTACACCGACAGCAACGGATATTGTAACTGGATCCATTATTATCTACCTTTTAGAGATGCCTGCGTGTTTATTCTGTAAATATTCACATCATTTCTGTCACTAGCAATGTTTTCTTGTAGTTGTGATCTCTGTTGTGCCAAATCAAACGCTTGTTTTAGTTTTGCTTGATCAATTTGGAAGTTCATTTGATCATTTGCCACTTTTCTCTGCAATTCAGCCGTATCATTCTCTAATTCTTGTTGTCTTATCTGTACAAGTGGGTCAACTTGTTGTTGTGGTTGTAGAGATGGCATAACTTCATTTAATATTTCACTAATCTGTTGTGCAATAGCCGCTTCAATCGCTGCTGGATCAATTTGTGGAACCATTTCACCCCTTGCTTGAGCTTCTTCTACAGAAATTTGGAAGAATTTAGTTACTTGGTCTCTTGCCATTAGTCCAACATGCTCTTGAACATGTGCTTGTAACAACGCAAACCCTTGTGGATTGACTTGTGACGCTGGTGTAGCCAAAAATGCTACATGAGCGCGGACATGTGCCTCATGATCTTGCTGTGGAAACACTTGTAAAGGCATTGCCTTGATAGAATTACCATTTTCTGTTGCTGGATCTACTGGTTGAGGCGGTTGTGGGGGTGGTAAAATGCTGTCAATGTTCTTAATATCAAGTGCATCGTACATTCTTCTAAATGCCTCGTACTGATTATGTATCTGTGGTGCTTGTTGTGCCATTTGCAATTGTGTTTGGGCAAGTGACAAGCGTTGTGCCATAGAAAAAATACTTGGATCTGACACTGGAAGTATGTCAATGCGTCCATCAAAGTCTTGTTGCATCACCTCTGGTGCTACATTCCCTACAAAATACGGATAAGGCACTGGATTTTCTGAAAAAATCTCTGCCAACATGCGAAATTCTTGTTTTTGTGCGTAATGTAAACGTTTATGTATGCTCGAAATTATCTTTGAGCCTTGTTCTATCAACGCAACTGTCGTTCCAACGGGTGCTTGTGAGTTAACATCACTGATTTTTGCGTCAGCAACTTGTGCAAAACGCCTTCCAGAATCAACCACGACACCTAACAATTGTGCAAGAGTTCCAGATGGTTCTTTGTACGGAAGGGGGATGATAGAGTTTTTCAAATCACCACCTGGAACATCTATATCTCTAAACTCGCCTGGGTTCAGAGGTTCATCATCGTTTCTAATTCTAACGCCTCTTGCCTTAAATCCAGCAGGTAGGTTTGATAATGTGCCTGCATCTATTAACTGTCTTAGAATAGAAGTCGCAGCACGAGATAACCCTCCGATTGTGTGCAATAAACCGAAACCGTAAAAACCAAATCCTGGTAAAAATTTAAAGTGTACAAAATACTGCCTTTTACGTCTTAACGGGTCTTGCTCCCTAAAGTTCCTAACCACCGATAAAATTTGACTGGAGTTTTCATCAATCGTGACAATGTACGGCAACATAATGCCATTCGGGTCTTCAAAGCCTTCGAGATCAAGGTCAACATGGACTTCCAAAAGTGTGTATACATCGTCAGAATAGTTTGGATGGAGTCCTTGCAACTCGTCAGTAGTTCCTTGGATACTTCCTTCGTCTTCTCCAGAATCTGTCGTAGATAGTTCAACATCTTTATATACTCCTGCCACTTGTAGTTTACGAAGATCATTATACGACATTTTAACTACATGTGTCACTCTTTCTGCTGTCATCAAGTCAGACGCAGAATATGGAACAACTAAATCTTCGGCTGGAACAAACTTGGAAACTGCCCTTTGTTTAGTCTGATCAAAATAAACTTTTTTAAATGTAGACCCAGTAAGTGGTAAATAAAACAACATCTGATCTGTATCTGGATCATACTCTTCCATGATTTCCATAATCTGGTAGTTCATGAAATCTTTTATTCTTTGAGCTTGATCTTCAGTCTGTTTTGTAGCTACACCCAATACTTGAGTCTTTACAGGTCCTCCACTTGGCAACATCTCTTTATAAGCCTGGGACTGAAACTGTGTTGTCGCTTCACTCAATAATGGATGAGTTACCCCACTCGCACCAAGAAAAGGATCACTTCTGTCTTCATAATTAATACCTAGTAAATTTAGTCCCTTGGCAATGGCTTCTTCCCAGTCAGATCTAGACTCCATGTCCTCTCGAACTTTGTTCTGTAAGTCTGAAGATAAAGACCCTAACACAGAATCATCTAAAACTTCTGCCAGATTAGCATCATGATTATATGGCTCGGCTACAACTTCTACAGTTTCGTCTGTAACTAACTCAACTCCGTCTGGTAACTCTTCTATGGTCGATGGTAATTCGATATCCAAACTTTCATCATCTGGAATGACATCTCCACCAGCGCCCATTGCTTTTTCAACCATGCCTGCTATTTCTCGTTCTGCCATTATGAAATCCTCGTTACTCTTTTTTTACCTGGAGCTAGTATATCAGAAAACCTATTCTTGACTATTCTTACTTTTTTACTAGGCTTTTTGTTTAACTTTTTCCTAATTTTAAAAAGTCTGCTCATTAATAAACGCCTTTGAACGTCCCACCACGGTTTTTCATTACACCACCCATGTTCATCTTTTTAACCATAGTGCCTCCCATTCTCTTAGACGCAACTTTTACACTTGGTGCATTTCTGTCTTTAGTCTTGGCAACTCTCTTTTGTTGCCTCTTTAACATTTTGTCATCGTATATTTTTCTGTTCATTTCTTTCATGTCAGCTTTTGTCTGACCTTCATATGGATTCTTTTTCTTTTCTGTTCTAACTGGTTTTAATCTACCCTTTTGAAAAGACTGTGGGTCTGGAATTATTAATGTTTCTTTATTGAATCCCATCATCTTTTGACCTGTGGCTTTTTTAGTGTCTAAGTTACCATATTCTGTGCTTACACTAGGATTTAATTTTTGTAACATCTTAATTGTAGTGTTATTTGCTTTGGCAATACCTCCCAAAGTATCACCCTTTTTTACTTTATATTTTTTGGTAAGTTTACTAGATCCACCTGCCGAAATGGCTTTTTTTAAATCACCAAAGAAACTTCCAGTTGATTGTGTCATGTTTTACTCCTTAATAGTATTCTCTTGCTCTACGAGGAAACCAATCTTCTGGCTCTTCCTCACCTTGTAGTGAGATAAACCCACCTTGCCTAAAACGCATGATCGCCATCGTCATACTATCACAATAGTCATCATGATCGCCATTCGGAAAAGATGCAACTTCTTCTATTACATCCTCTGCAAATTTTGAATTAGGATACCACACTTTTCCAGATTCGAAAATAGGAGAAACCATATGCATCCTCGTAACCTTATCTAAGTTACCCCCTTTGCGTCTTCCAGGACTAAAAGTAGTCACTGGTAAATTAATTAATCGCATCTCATCTGCTAAAGGTTGTCCAGATCCCTTTGCCTCAATCAACATCATATCTGGCTCCCAATATTCATTCTGCTCTACCGCTATGTCCTTTAACTCTGGAAAATTCCATCTGCCTTTTGTCGCATCAAGCAATATAATATGCTGTTCGCCATTCTCCTTTGGCTCGAAAATACCCCATGTCGTTATCGCACTATAGTCGGCACTCTCTTTTTTACTGTAAGCAGTATCGTAACTTTGAATAATATAGTCAAGCCTCGGTGTGTCCTCCCTCTCCCATAACTGCCACCAATCACGCTTGACCATCGCAACTTCTTCACTAGTCGGATTCTGCTGCCATTGTGCATTCCACTTGCTAATGGACAGTGAAGCCTTGACCTTTAACAATTCATCAACGTCCCAAAATTCGGGCCATAACGCTTTTTTACTAGGAAGTATCGCTGGAAATTCAATCACTTCCCATTGATCTGCCATAGTGTCTTTTGCTTGATCTGTAATTAATCTACCCGTGAGGTCTTTCTTTGACCATCTTGTTTGCACAATTATGATGGTTCCCCCAGGTTGCAATCTCTGTCTAGGTCCAGATGTGTACCACTCATATGTATTATCATATGCAGTCGATGACAATGCATCTTGTTCCGAGTGTGGATCATCAATAATCAATAAGTCTGCACCACGACCAGTCATCGCTGCTCCAACACCCGCAGCAAAATATTCACCACCAACACTGGTCTCCCATCTGCCCGCCGCCTGACTGTCTTGCTTCAAGTCCGTGTCTGGGAAAATATCAGCATAGATAGGATCAGCAATTAAATCCCTTACTTTTCTTCCAAACCTTACCGCAAGTTCAGTGTTCATCGTGGCTTGAATTATTTTTAATTTAGGGTTCCTTCCTAAAAACCAAGAAGGCATAAGATAAGATGCTAATTCAGATTTGGAATGTCTTGGCGGCATGTTGATAATTAATCTTTTCAATTCACCATTGGCAATCGCCTCAAGTTTTTCAGATATAATTCTGTGGTGTCGTCCCTCGATAAATCCTTCGTATACATGTTTAGCATACGCCATAAACTTATCCCTCGCCAATTCACGAGTCTCAAGCTTTTTCTTTTGTTCTTCAAGTTGGAGGACTTCTTGTAATACCTCCCTTGGCAACGAGTCTAGGTTCATGTCCAAACGATAATATATTTGAATGAATTTATCAAGCCAACATAATACTATATGGTGCAGACGCACCTACGGTCACATTTAGGGGGAGGGGGATTGTTAACATGTTAAATATGTACAGAAATAGCAAAAGTAACCCCAATACTTAACATGTTAATAGTTAACATGTTCATTAAAAAGTTGAACAGCATGTAAATTTATTTTATTTTATACTTGCAATTAATTATAATATGTTGTAATAATTAGATATAACATAACAACGAGGATAAAAAAATGAATGTTAAAATTAAAAAAGATCTTTACCAAACTTTCACTGATCAAGTTATTGAACAAATGGAAAATAATAACATGAATTGGAGTAAACCATTTACAACAACAATTTTAAATGGTCACCATAATGTTGTTAGTAAAAAACCTTATCAAGGTTTAAACTGTTTTAGTATTGGAATATCTGTACATAAAAACAATTTTAAGTCTAATGAATGGGCAACATTTAACCAATGGAAAAATCTTAATGCCAAGGTTAAAAAAGGTTCTAAAGGCACCGAGATTTTATGGTGGAATATTAAAGAGTATGAAGACAAAAACGACAGTGATAAAAAAGTTAAAATTCCTATGTTAAAATATTTTGTTGTATTCAATGCCGATCAAGTTGAAGGATATGAAACAAAAGAAATTGATACAAAAGAAATTGACGATTGGAAGGCACATTTTAAAACTGATACTTTTGTTGATAATGTCGGAGCAGATATTAAAACAAGTAATAAAGCTTTTTATATTCCTTCTGAGGATTTTATTGGAATGCCTCCAAAAGAAGATTTTAAAGGAGATAAAGAAAATACAAAAGAGCAGTATTATTATAGTACATTATTACATGAGTTAACACATTGGTGTGGTCATTCTTCTAGATGTAATAGAGATCTTCAAAATAGATTTGGATCAAAAGCTTATGCAATGGAGGAATTAGTTGCAGAAATTGGTTCTGCTTTTTTATGTTCTCATCTTGGAGTGACAAAGGCACCGACTCCAAACCATGGAAGATATCTAAATAATTGGTTAGAAGTTTTAAAAGAAGATAAGAAGGCAATATTTAAAGCTTTTACATTATCCAAGAATGCTAGTGAATATCTTTTAAGTTTAGATCAAGAAGAAGAAATAAAGGAGATTGCATAAATGTTAAAAGGTATTTACTTAATGATTTTATTAATAGCATCAACAATATTGTTGATGCTATCATTAGACCAAATGATTGATTATGTACCATTAGGAGCATTGTTAATATTTGCTATCACATTAACAACAATCTATTATTCAATCATACAAATAATAAAACAATTTAAATAAAGGTTTATCCTCGAAGAATGGGAGCCATTGGCTCCCATTTTTTTTTTTCAAAAAAGACCGTATATAAACCACGACCGTAGGTCGTGACCGTAATAAGCTTGACCGTAGGTCAAGCGACCGTAGTTAACATGTTAATTAAAAAGTTCTTGCATTAGTTGCAATTACTTGTTATAAATAGTTATATTTATTAGGAAGGATAAAAAAATGAAAATAAATACTTTTAAAAAACACATCGAAAAAATCAATGATCAAGATATTGTTGATCAATATATTTCTTTTACATCTATGAAAAGATTATTAGATACTCAAATAAAAGATTTAAAAAAAGAAATTCTTAAAACTAAAAATCCAAACTTTAATATTAAACATGTTAAAAAATATTGGGTTGAAGGTCATTATAATAAAGCCCATAAAAGAATTTCGGTGAAAAAATAATGATAGCATTATCTAAAAATGAGAAGGCATTCTATAAAAGAATGCTTTCCAATACATCTAAACTAGGTGTTAAATCAATTTCTTTAGATGCTAGAAAATGCAAAACTGGATCTAAACTAGCAAAAAAACCTGGGAGTGTTTGCAATGGTTGTTATGCATTAAAAGGTTGTTATGTTTTTCCAGTTGTTAAGGATGCAATGGCTAGACGTTTAGAATTCTTTAACAGTAAAGATTTTATTCCAATAATGGTTTGGTTATTGCAATCTCAAAGAAAAAAGTTTTTTAGGTGGTTTGATTCTGGCGACATTCAAAATGTTTTTATGGGTTTAAACATTTTAGAAATTTGTAAATTAACTCCAGATATTAAACATTGGATACCTTCTAAAGAATATAAAATGTGGAGACAAGTTTTAAAAATTCAAAAATTACCAGACAATGTTGTTTTAAGAATTTCATCTCCAAACATTGACCAAGAACCATTAAAAGGTTTTAACAATACATCCACAGTACACAAAAATAAAAAAGCTTTTGGTTTAGAATGCATAGCATATAAACAAGATGGAAAATGTTTAGAATGTAAAGCTTGTTATAATTCAAAAGTTAAAAATATCTCTTATCCTTTACATTGATATTTTAACATGTTAATTAATGAGTGAGCTAATCGGGATAGCTCACTTATCAAAATTTAGAGACTAAGAACTCCTCTCTTAGTCTCTTTTTTCTTTCCAACAAACGGTCACAAATCGCAAGACGCAAGACATCCTTTGACCACCACAAACGGTCACAAATCGCAAGACGCAAAACCCTTAACATGTTAAAGGCCTGGATAGTTAACATGTTAAGGGCTGCCGAAGATAAATTTTAAAATTTCTTTCATGTCTTTTGTCTGCAATTGACACTTGGCAAGTAAGCCTTTTTCATATAATTCAATGGCTTGACCACCTCCAAATAAAAATAGATCGGAGGTCAAGAGGTGCTTTACCAAGAAAAAAGATAACCCTTTTGATGAGAAAAGGGACATATTCCAAGCAATCTGTGATCTTTGGAGTAAAACATGGTTAGCTTTTGTTATCTTTAATTCAACAAAAACAGAAATACCATTATGACACAAGAATGTGTCACACATGCCACTTGAAACTCTATTTTCAATTCTTTGATAATGAGTTTTTGGAGGTAGATTTTTCTTTAATTGCAACCAAAGATTTTTCTCTGTCATCATCTACTTTCTTAAATTGACCTTCAACAAAAGCATGAGGATAATTTGATCTTATTTGATGTAGTCTAGAAACTATTTCTTCTCGACTAAGTTTATCAAGTTGATGAATATGATTTTGTTCTCGTCTATCAACTGTTAAACCACCTAATGCAGATCTCTTTACTTCGGCATTTATTGATGCCGAAAATTGACCATCCTCTTCTGCTTTATGAGATAATTCAGATAATCTTTTTAATTGACCAATTAAAGTTACTCCATATCTTCTTTCTCTTTCATCTCGAAGTTCTTTAATATGTTCAACTACCAAAGGAAAATCTTTACCATTTAATAATTTAGATGCATGA